CCCTCGTCGCAGCGCGATGCAGAGGTGCAGGGACCGATAAGATATGTCACTCTTAAAGATTTACATACGATGTTCGTCCATACGGTAGGACAGGGATCGTTTTACCCTAATACGTATACAGTGAAAATAATTGCAGAAAAACTCTCACCATAGCTCACCAACACCAATAGTCAGAATCGTCGCCATAAGGCCGTTCGTGGTTACACGTGTCAGGGGTACATTTGTACCACCCGGCATTGTAACACCACCAAACGTACTTATACCAACGCTTTCCATCTTTGTAGATGAGCCCATCTTCACGTCGCCAACGGTCATATTCGTGGTCAGGCAGGAGGTGGTCGTCGTTATTGTACTTGCTAGATTGATTCGTCATATACTGAGGAATTGGAGCGTGATCAGGAGTTAATCCGGGATCCATTTGATAACTTGCGTTGATAAGTACGTAGTTCTTTTCAGAACGCAGCACAAATTGCGCAGTGTCAATTGGTTGTTCCCGTTTTGTAAGCCTGTCAACCCGTCCAGTCCTTTGCTTCTCCGCGAGGATTAGCAGCCAGTCATCGTAGTCAAATCGCACTTTAATGCCATTTTCTGACAGGTTGGAAATCAGCTGGTTTGCTGCCTCCCTTCCATGCATACACATAGCACGCAGAGCACAATCAATGCGCATCGATAGAACAATGTCGTCGTCGGTGTTCGCCTTCCGCTCCCATATTAGCTCTCGCCAAATAACGGGTTTAGGAAGAGGAGCCATGACGACGCCATCTCTTTCTACAAATGGGCATTTGAGAAAGGTGAGATCTCGTAGATCATCGTCTTTAGCTATTTCAGTTCCCTTATTAGCCGGAGTGATGTCATAACCAAGCCATTTTCCGATATCGATTGAAATACTTCGGTTGAAGTACTCCAAACATTTATCGGTAGCAGCAATTATGACATCATCTCCATAAGTAAGAAGTCTGACATCTGCATCGAAACGATCAAGAACAGGATCTAACCCTGCAGCCTTCCGCGACATCATATAGGTGCCGTAGATAAGCCAAGTGTTTGTGATAGAGTTAAAGACATCGGTCATGGCGCAACCTGACTTATTTCCCTGGACAGTGGTAGTAACATAATCACCCACTATGCACATCGCATTAGAAATGTGATGCACAAGTGCGTGACGCTGCTCTTTACCTTCTGTTCCATAGTAATAGTCAGTTATTGCCAAGAAAAAGTCCTTAGCTCCTTCACAAACAGTACCATCGTAATTCTTATAGTCTAGATCGAAGCCTCTCGTTCCCATCGACTGGAGTTCCTCCCAGCAATCCTTCCAGATTGCTTGGTTGTCACAGCCTATCGTATGATGAAAACGAAATCCTGCGTTCCTCTTATAATAATTAAGAAAGTGTCCGAAATACTTTCGAATGAGTATGGTTGTCTCTATACTAGACTGTTCGAAAACTCGGGTCTTGCCAATGACGGCTTTCTCCGACTTTACGAGTTCATCTTTGTTTGTTGACACCCAGTAGCACTCGAGAGCTTTTCCACGTCCGATTTGGTGTTCGAGTGTGGTTAAATGCTGCACAAAAGTCTCCCCGTAGACCGGGATTACCTTTGTGCGAGCAAGTTCAGTGTAACGGTAAGTATCGTAAAGCCGAATTTGTCCTGGCTCCTTTTCAAAAAGATCCTTTTTCGTGATGAATTGAGACGTGAAACCCCCAGCAGTTTTCATGTTGATGGGTATCATTTCGTCAACTCCATTTATTGCTTCCCAATCAGTGAGTGGCGTGCGCTTTTCAGCAGAAACGTCACCCATCCTTTTGAAGAAGAAATCAACAGCACGAGCATGGATGATAATGGGAAGGGAGACTAGCGATTTAGGACTGTACTTCTGAGCATGAGTGTATAATGTGTGAACTTCTTCACCACCTGGAGCGGTGATGATTCCTTTCACACTTGGTACAAACCCATCCTCTCAGGT